ATCCCCCATAAAAAATAAGCCTATTCGGCTTCTATTTCTTCTGACTGTATTCGTTGTTGTTCTTGTTTTAGCTCATCCACTTTTGCTTTTACCTGACCTCGCAAATTCGCAGGAACTTCTTCAATAGTTTTTCGATTATTCATCACTAAATTCACGTAAATTGGTATCATATAAGCCATTTCATCACCCTAAATTACTTTCGAACAATGCCGCTAACGCTTCTTGGGTGAGTAGTAATTCCTCTCTTAATTTTTCTATTTCCGTTTTTTCTGCGGGTATGATTGGATTTTCTAATTCCCATCTTTTCTTGTCTTCGTCCCAATCTTCCCCATTCCAACGCGGATAATACATTGCTCTTGCTATGCCGTTTTCGATTATGGAAGGTTCAATATTTGTAGAATTTTTCGGTTGATTGATTAAACCTTTTTCATCTTCAAACACAAGTATTGTTTCGAGATAATTGCCATTTTCATCATATGCGTAAAACTGTTTATAGTTCATGTTTACTCCTCCTAATTGCCAACTTCGTATAATATCGTTGAAAGGCTTACGTACGAAGGATTAGCATTATCTGTAGATGACACTTGTAATAGCTTTCCGTCAACTGGAATAGCAATACGACCACCGTTCCCGTTATTTGAAGTGGCAGCACCGTAATAAGTGACAATTGGTCTTGTGCCAGCGGGCATTGTTGCAAGAGTACTATTTGCTGTACTAATAAATGTACCAGCAACTGATCCGCGGAATTCAGCAAAAGTTTTCAAACCGGTAGAAGTTTGTTTTGCTACCAGTCGATATTGAGGTGTATTACTGTCGCCAGTTGAGTAACCAGAGGCGAGGGGTACATTTATCCAAGCTCCGTAACTATCCATCTTGCTATCTGTATATGCTTTAGCAGAGTTTAATGCACTATCCGCTTTTGCTTGTGATCCCGCAGTATTTTCTTTTGTATTCCAATTTGTTTTATCAGTCATCGTCACATGAATGTTTGTGTTGTTTATATGATTTTCAAAATCTGCTTTTTGGGGAAATTGGTCTGGATTAAGACTATCGAATGTGTTTTTTAATTCAGTAGCTTGTCCTTGCAAATCATCAATTTCATTTTGAAGAATTTCCACTTTTTCGTTAAATATTTTTTCGTAATCATCCCATTTTTCAACATAATAGGTAGCAACGGGCAAAAAATTATCATCAATCATCGCTTTTTCAATAACAAAACTAAAACGATTGATTTGCATTGTTTGATTTGGATATTTAACGTACAATTCTGCATTAGCTTGTCCGTCGTGACTTATTTGCTCATCAGTCAATGAGTATTCAAAAACACCTTCTGTTCTGTTAATTATTTCTGGATTAACAATGTAGCTACTTTCGTATTTTTTGCCAACAGACAATACCATAGCAAGCGTTACCTCTGCCGCGCTTGAAAGTGGTAAATTGTTATCATCTTTTTTTGCAGTAAACTTTAATCGCGCAGTCCCTCCAGAGTCTTGCGTACTAAATTTTATCTGAGGAACATTAGCTTTAGCGTTCTGTGCACTAACAGAAAAATCAAGAATAGCTGATTTAAAGATTTGATTTGTCATTAGAATATCTGACCTCCCGCTTGTTTCAATTCTGCGGTAGTAGCGTTTAAAACTGGCGTACCAGACTTAACCAAAATGCCTCCGCTAGCAGCTTTTAAGCCGACATTCGAAGTTGCTTCGCATGTATTTGTTGATGCAAATAAAGCGTGTCCCATGTACTCGGACGACATAATAATGTTTTGATTTTTAAAATAGTTGCTATAACAGTTACCTCGAGATTGATTGTATTGCACAGTTGTAATATTAGTTGCTTTCAAATTAGTGTCAAATCGGCATTTAGTAACTGTGCCGTACCAGCACCTTGCAAACTGAATTACCGTAGAATTATTATTCACTGCCGTACTCATAGAATTAAGTCCTTGTACCACGCACTGAAACATGATGCCAGAAAACAGAATACTTTTAACAAAAAAACCTGTTTGTCCAGTTGTTGGGTCGATTGTTGCTAAATTTGTAGGCTGGATATAAAAGCATTCTGCGCCGCTGAACGACTGTACTACTACATCTTCGTTATATTGCCCCGGCTCACAAAAGATATAAATAAAGCCTCCTACTTTTACTTTCGGAACCATATTTACAGCTTTTTGAATCGTCTTGAATGGTGCATCAATAGCTCCTGTTCCTGTTACATCATTTCCGTTTGTTGAACTAACATAATACTCAATATTTGATGCAGAATTACCGTACAATTCATCTAGTTTACTTTTTAATACTTTATTTTCTTCGTTTACTGTTTGAAGTAGCGCATTTGATTCAGCTAAATCACTTGCAATTGCTGAATAGTCACCATTTAGCCGCGAGTTTAAAGTGCTGTAGACTTGACCGTTTTTGCTAGTTCTAGCATCTACTACTTCAGTAATATTATTTCCGCCAGCTTCTAAAACAACATTATCAATTCTGTTATTAGTTGCATTTATATCTACATCTTTTGCTAATGAATCTTTTTCTAATTTTTCCATATTAGCATTAAACTGCTGATACTTATTAGAATCAAAAAGTGTATTTCCCCATTTATCAAGATTTAACATCTATTTCGCTCCTTTCAATACTTTTGCTAATTGGGCCATTATTGATACTATCGACTTTTTATTATTTGAAAGTGTGATTTCTGGCGCTTTTATTGTGAATGGGTATTTTTTATATGCAACTATCTGCACATCATAATCAATGCCAAGCGGTTCATAAATAAATAGAACATAATCACCTTTTTCACACTCATAATCATTCTTCAATATCACGCTTCCTGTTGTTGCTGGATAGTCTTGTAATTCAAGTTTAAGTCGCCTTTGCATGTTACCTACAACAGTGTATCGTTCATCTGAAACGGGTTCTTGCCAACGAATGCCCCATTTTTCTGCTTCCGGGCTAGTGTATGTGACTGGAGAAAAATAGTTATTTCCGTTACTATCAACTTTTCCATATCCTTTAATTTTCGTTTTTAACGAAAGAGTATCAATATCAAAACTTGCTTCGTCTGTATTGTATTTATATCTGATGAAATTTTCTGTCTTAGCTCCATAATTTTCGCGCGGTTTAAATACTAAGTGTCGATTGTCTGGTATAACGACTACTCCATAATCATCGAGTAATTGATCAATAAGTGTTAAGTAGTTGTTATTTCCAAAGTTTTCTTGTTGAACTTTTTCTAGTATATTGGAATGGTCTATTATCTCCCATGAAAAGCCCCTGCTATCAGATTTAAAGATATGAGTTAAGCACTGTTCTAAAGTAAAAGAACCTGTTATAGTGTCGTCTTGTCGCCCATCTTGACATGTATAATAAATGTGAGGCGCTTTAATATCTTTCGATAGCGTTTTTCCGACAGCATCATGACTTAATTGTTTAACGACAAATTCTTGCCCTCCAAAAAAAACAGAACTTTCATAATCTAAAAAAGAATAGCAGTGAGCGTTCTTGGGAGTTTGTACTACCTTAAACTCAATACTCCACATCTCGTTTTCTGTCCAACTTTCGCAAAAACTATCTTTATCGAAATCTGTTAATATTTCTTCGTTATTCTTCCAAAAATCAGCAACTATAATATCGCTATTCATATATTCACCTACTTGTACAAAAAGGAGAAATCCCACTTCGTATCTAAATGACTAGTATTGCTAATCTCGATAAGATTCTCTCCTTTTTTCAAACTTATTAAACCGTGATTCGTGTTACGACCGCAGGGATTTCCGTTTATTCTAGGTGTAGCGCAATCAATAATTAATGTGTCTGTTGTACTTAACGATGGATAATAGATAAATCTATCGCCTGTCGTAATATTATTAATTGTTAATTCTCCTTCATTCTGACCACGCAAAGTAATTGCTAAATAATGTTCGCGCGGGTCTATGTCAAAACTACCGCCATTATAAATGATGAAACGACTTTTAGTGTGAGTATATCTATAATCCTCCATTGCTAGACCTTGACCAAATTGCCATTTATCGCAATCAATTTCAGAATCGCTAAGCGTAGAACTTAGCGATTCTGAATAACCTCGAAACACATCGAATTCAAGTGTCAAATCTGCGTATCCCGGAGCTTTGCGGTCAATACCAACGTCACTCGGATGTACTCTATATTTTTTACCAGGCGTTTTAGAATGAACTAAAAAATACTCGCTCCTTTGATAAATCAATTCCATTAACTCATCTAGTTTTACGTGGTATAAGTCTGCTGATTCTGTTCTGAAATGGCACAAAAACGAGATAAGAAACATGCTAAAGTTACTGTCTGTCGTTCTAGCGCCGTCAGAACCAGCGAATTCAGTATAATTATTAACTATTTGCGGCGGTTCTCTGCTCACTTCTCCTACCTCTAAATCAAATAATTCATTAAGCATATATGTTTTACCTTCAATTACTAATGCCAGCGATGTAGCCATATTATAGCCCCTTCCCATAGAATGCTAGTGATGTAGAACTTCCTAAGTGATTATTTGTATTATCTGCAAGATCCTTGCCGTCAACATAAAAGTTAATAGGTCTATCGCCAGATTGTTGAATAGCTTTGATTAAATCAGCGTTGCTAGACTCTTTTGTTTTGTTGTCAATAATTGTTTTGACGGTGATAGTTCTGTTTAAATCTACGCTTTTTAGGCCCAATGCTTTTTCTGCAGAGATTTTCGGGAGATTGATAGCCGGTACCGTCATATTAGAAGCGGCGTTTACTACTTTATCAACCATTTTGTTAGTTGATTGAACAGCTCCTTTAGCGCCAGCTAAGACTCCATTTCCAAGGCCTCCCGTGAAGAATTTTCCGAGTTCGATGGCCACACGTGAAGGAGAATGAATTTTAAGCGCCTTTTTCACTGAATTAGTGATTGTGTTAGCAATGCTCTTAGCTGTTTTTTCTAGTTGTTTTTTCTGACTGTTTAGTCCGTTTATTAAACCTCTTGCTGCGTTAATACCAGCAGAATACATCGCATTAGCCGCTGTGTTTCCCATTGACTTAGATGCTGAATTGATTTGATTCTGCGTGCTATTAATCGCTTTGATAGTTTTAGCGTCAGACTTAGCAAGAGCTTGCGCATAAGATGAACCATTTTCTACTCCCGCCTCCAGAATGTCGTTTATAATGTCTTTGCTAACACCTTTTTTACGCAATTTTTCAACATTTGCTTGAAAAGCTTTAATTTCTTTTAAGCGTTTCTGCATTTCTGCTTGGATTGATTGCGGATTTTCTGGGTCTACATTGCTAATAGATCCATAACTTTGCATTTTTTCAGTAATTGAAGCTGCATACTCTTTACTCTGCTTCGTCAAGTCCGCCATTTTAGTATTAGCAGCTTTTAATTGAGCGACTACTTTATCACGTTTCTTAGCTGTCGCTGCTAATCTGTTTGTTTGTTGAACAATGTAACCTTCAATACTATTCAGGGCCTTAGCTTGTTTGAGTTGGCCACTGCTCTTATTCTTAGAATGCAATCCCGCGTCAATCGCTGATGATATTTTGTCTTTCAACGTACTAGATAGTTTTTTGATTTGCGATTCAGTTCCAAGCGCCCCAGCAACGAGATTACTTGCGGCTTTATTGACTGCTTTCGTCTTGCTGGCAATACCTAATGAGTAACCAGAGCCGAAGTCTCCACCTAATTTTTTAGATTTTTTAGCAGGTGAATGCGAGTCTTGTTTTTTCTGAACTGCCGCTAGTGCTTTATTTGCCAAAGAAGCAGCCGCTCTACCAACCGCGCCCATACCACTCAAAATGCCGTTTACGTATCCAGAAGCAAAATCAGAACCAACTCCACTAGAATCAACCGAACCAGCACCAGATTTAGCAGAATTCCCCACGCTTGACCCAGCTGAATAAGCGCCGCCTTTTCCTCCCATAACTCCATTGTTAAAGCCCGCGCTGTCTTTTGAACCAACTGCTTTGAATGCGTTCGGGTCTGTCGCGCCTTCTTTTGCTTTATTTTTAACTGCTGAACCAGCTGATTTAGCAGCGCCTTCTTTACCTTTTACACCGTCCGCAAAGTTCTGTCCGCCAGTTTGACCTTTTGTTTTCATTTCCGAGTCAATAGAGTCAGTGCCCATTTTTACGCCATCGACTAAATATTTGCCAGCTCCCTGAAAATCGCCGGATTTGATAGCAGTTAAAAATTGATTTTTTCCGTTTTCCCCATTCAAAAACATGCCGTTTGGTAAGCTAGAAATAGTACTTAGAACATCATTATTAATATTTAAAGCTGCTGTAGTATAATCACCGCTTTGAAACGCTGTGACAAAAGCTTGTACTCCTTCTCCGCCACGCTGACCCATTATGCCAGCTAATCCTGCTAACGTATTATCAATTGATGTGCTTGTAGAAACAAAGTTTTGCCATAAAGCGGATAACTGTTCATCACTAATATTTCCAAGCTGAGACAAACCGTTTGCGAATGTTTGTGCGTTTAAAGTTCCGCCATTCGCAATAATTGAGTTCATTTCAGATGCCCAATTTTTAAGGTTAGTAGACAATGTTTGATTTTTCTTTGTTTGTTCGTCGATTTGGATTTGATAGTTCGCTTTTTCGGTTTCAGTTGAAGCGTCCGCTTTTTTCTTTTTCAAATCAGCAAGCGATTTCTCGCCAGTTTCAACAGCTTTTTTCTTTTCTTCATATAAGCTCTTTTGAACTTCTAAGCTCGTATTTCTTTCCTTTTCATTTAAGCTTTTACCTTGTTCTAGTCGTAGTAAATTTGCTTCAACATATAGCTGATTTTGTTTCGCTAATTCTGTTTGAATATCAGTAGTTTGTTGTTGTAAAAACTTCTTCTGCTGAGCTGTTAACTCTTGCCCATCGGCCCAACGATTTGTTTTTAGCATATTAGAGTAATCGCTTTGTAAAGCTAGTAATGTGCTATTATTTTTTGTCGTTTCGTCTACCAGTGTTTTATTTGCATCGGCAATTGCTTTCTTGCGTTTTTCGCCTTCTAAGCTTTGCGCTTTTTCCATAGCAGATGTGTATTTTTCTTGTGATTTCTGCGTTGACTCTTGATACTTGCTATATAGGTCTTTAGCAGAATTTAAGAATGACTTAGTTTTTTCGCTAAGTTTATTTCCGTATTGATCAATTCCACCTTCCAACATAGTGTCGATAGCTTGATTTGATTTTGAAACAGTTGCTTCTGTCTGCTTTGCTGTTGATTCAACTAATTTCAAGCTACTAGATATTTTTTTATTCGACGTTTCCGCTTTTGTTCCAGTCTTTTCTGCTTCTCCTCCCATTTCTTTGAGCGATTCAATTGTCCCAGTTAGGGCATAATTATCTTTATTGAATGCGTCTTTAATTGTAGAACCAGCATCTACAAAAGCATCTTTTGACTGCTCAAGGCTTTTCTTAGCCCCCTTTAAGTCACCACTGAGTGCTTGAAACGCCGCTTTAATAGCATAATAAAGCCCCTGTAAACCTTTAATCGCAACCAGAACAATTCTAGCCAGTACCTGAATAATATCTACGACTGTTGCTAAGACAATACCAAAAGCGACCCAAACGCCAACACCAATATATTTTAGAACATCTTTAAATCCGCTTCCGACAGGCTTCAACGCCGATACTATTTGTTTAAAAACATCTACTATCTTGCCGAAAGAGTTTTTCACCGCTTCCCACATGCCAGATAGAAAGCCTTTAATATTTGCTGTATTTTCTTTAAAAGCTGCATACATGCCATATAGAACTGCAATTACTGCACCTACAATAGCTATTACTGCGCCAGAAGTTACAATAAAATATTTTATTGCAAAGGCTAGGTTTTTTATAGCAGTGATAGGGTGTCTAATAGTTTTTGCTAGTTTCATGAAACCTGTAGCAATAACAAAAAGACCGTTCTTCAAAGGAACAAACATTTTCCCTATATTTGAAAAAGCTACATATACACTAGAAACAGCTTGCAAAGCCAACATAGCGCTTACTACTTTCAAGATAGTTGGGGCAAGCTTTACCATAACAGGTATTAATTCTTTTATTTTCTGAATCATATCAGAAAGCTTTTTCTGAAATTCTGGACTAGCGGTTACCGCTGCAAATTGTTTAAATGCGTTTTTAGCAACATCTAGCGCTTGAATAATCGGGCCTTTTAAATTTTCTGCAATGTTGGCCAAGCTTTTAACTGCTGCTGTTTTCATGTTTGCAAATGACCCGCTAATAGTATTGCCTGCTGTTTTTGCAAGTCCCGCCATTTTTGCAGTATTACCAGCCATTCCTGTAGTACCTTCTTCGATACCTTTCGTTAGCATTGCAATAGCTTTAGTTGATTCCAATGATCCTTCAGAAACATATTTTTTCATTTCTCCAACGCTTTTTCCTGTCGAGTTTGCTAAAATTTGCCAAGCCGGAACACCGGCGTCTACTAATCTGTTAATATCATCGGAATAAGCGACACCAGATGCTTGTAAAGCTGAAATAGCATCTGTCATCTGGTCTATTGATTCCGAACCGTTACCAACGCCGTACGCCGCATCAGCAATAGCAGTGAATACAGGTTTTACATTTGCGGCTTGCATACCAGCGGCTACCATTTTCTTAGCGCCTAATGCGACAGCATCGAGCGCAATTGGCGTGCCGTCAATAGCTGCTGTTAGGTCTGTCATAACTAACTGCGCATCTTTTGCCGAACCAGTAAGGACTGTTAGTGATTTAGTCGCTGTATCAATCGTATCAACACGACCGATTGCGCTACCTACCACGTTTTTTGTTGCTGCAATTAATCCGAATGCTGCCGCTAATCTGAGAATACTAAAACGAGCTTGTTCCGCTGGTTTTTCGACTGAATTTTTAAGCGCTTCACGCATTCCAGCGCCGGCGCCTTTCGCTGCTGACCTAGCTGCGTTAAATCCGCTTACTAAACCGTTTTTAATTAGTGAACCCGTACTTTTAGCGACATTTCCTAGGCCTTTAAGTGCTGACATCCCAACTTGTCCAGCTGTTTTCGCTCCAGATTTAATTGCACTAAAACCAGTTGTTAATGCTGTTTTTACGGTTGTTCCTGTCGTTTTCGCTGCACTTACTACTGCGCTAAACGCTGTTTTCATTGCGCTACTTATAGCCAACGCTGCTGACTTAGCAACGGAAGGAATAGCTTTCACAGCGCTAATAGTTCCTTTTACGCTCATATAAGCAGCAACTACCACCGCTTTGTAAGCTACTACGAAACTGTTTTTCACTGCTGTAGCCGCTGTTTTAGCTGCTCCTGGAATACTTTTAATAACTTTTACAGTTGTTTGGGCAAAAGAAATAGCAGCCGTTTTAGCTGCATGCAAACTACTTACTAATGCTGATTTAATACTACTTCCAGCACTTTTAATAGCGCTAGGGATGGATTTAATGACATTAATTGATATTTTAACAGCTGACATAATACTACTTTGCACTGTCTTAGCAATTGAAAAGAAGCCGTTTTTGATATTAACTGCTGTGTTTTTGATACTCGTTCCAAGATTTTTAACCGCTGTAATAGATGCTTTAGCAGCGTTTACGAACCCAGTTTTGACAGTTGAGGCGAGTTTGGATAATGCAGAACCAACATTTGCAGGCAATTCACGCATAAAGCTTAAACTAGCTTTTAAAGCATTTGATCCAGCATTTCCCATCGATTTAAACGCATTTACAAACGTGTCTTTTAATCGTTTTGATTGACTTGCAATATCAGATACCGCTTCTCTGTATGCTTTATCTAATGCCGCCCCCGCGTTAGTCCCCGCTTTTGCCAAATCTTTTTCGAACGTATCAAGCTGTTTGTCTGCTTTTGTATCGTCTAAACTAATCTCAATTACTACTGATCCATCACTCATGTTCTCACCTCTAATCTTTTAATTTGTAATGATTTTTCAACTTGATTAGTGCATCACGTTCTTTTTCCGTTCCCTTTCCACTTGGCAATTCAGCCTGTCGAATGCTCATGATAGATTTAATAGCTGTGTCGTCTCGCAAGCTCTCAAATAAAGCTCTAAACTTGTACCAGTGGAGCTTTCCCCGTACTTCTATTAAATCGATATTGTAATCTTGTAAAAATGAAGCAAAAATATAGTCACTATCTTGTGTTAGTGAATAATAAGCAGGTTCTTCGCCATCTTCATTGGTTGCGCTCGGCATTGGATTACCGTCTATATCGCACTGAATACCTTCGTCATTATCTTTAACTATATAATTTTCAAAGATATCAAGTAACACGATTGATTTTTCTTCTATATTCGAAAATGGGTTGTCTTCATCATAAGGGTTCCACGGCATTACATTTTCGAATAAAACATCAACTGCAAGGTTAACTCTAAAGTCATTTGTCAGCTGATTATTCTCTGTTAACTCAATTACTCGAAGTACATTATCAAAAGATAAATCAAGTTGATATTTTTCATTTTTATAAACGTAAATATCATCTATTCCATCAGCGAGAGAAAGCATTTATATCACTTCGCTTTTTTAGTCATTTTAGCTTGATATTTCTTTTGAATTTCATTTTGTTGTTTTTCTACTGAACCAACGATACTTTCTGCAACTTGATCATAAACTTGATACATTTTTAAAATATCTTTGCACTGCTTGTAACATTTAGCGAATGCTTCTTCATCATCTAATAAAACTGCATATGCTTCAGTTAAAGCTTCTTTAACATCTTCTTCTAAAGCAAAATAATCTTCTGAACTCATTTCGTCTGTATTATCAATGTTGTATTTATTTAATTTTTCCAGTTTCTTCTTGTACTTCTCATCTGCTTCAATCCATTTGTGGCGCATTTCATCACCCAAACCAACTCTAAACAGTTCCGTGCCAAGCTGAAACTCTTGATACGATTCTTCTAATTGAATATTGATTACATTATTTTGTGTCATGTATGATTTCCTCCAATTTAAAAGCCCCTACTACAAAAGTAAGGGCTTCGTTTATTTAAACTGCTGCTTCTACTGTTACTTGTACTACTTTGTTGATAGAAGGACTTTCTTTAGATGCAACTGTTATGTTTGCTGTTCCTTCTGCTACGCCTTCACCTGTACCCACGCTATTGATTTTTGCCTTCGGTGGATTAGATGAAGTGTAAGTTACTTCTTGACTAGCTCCCGCTGGCAATACAGAAGCATTAATAGTAAATGTTTCTCCTACTTTAACGGTAATTGTATTGTGGTCCACTTCGACGCTGGACGGGCTCTCCTCAGGGTTTTGTAACCGTAGGTGTTTCATCATAAGCGATGCGGCAACCAAACGCTGGGAATTCTGTAGCATCGCCGCCACCCGCGGAGCCTTTAATTTCTGATACAGTTGCTTTGCCGATAGCTGTTTCAGTATCCGGAATTTCGATTTTAAACATAATCCCGCGATTTTCTGGCGTTCTGCGTTTAGCGACAATTAAGTTTTGCGCTTCGTCTTCACGATCGTGTGTCCCTTCAAACGTGTAAGCTTCTGCATAACCTAAAACAACCGTTTTTTCGTTTCCATCTCCATCGTAATCCCCTTGTTCTTCTGTGTTGTCAGAACCATCATCAGATACGTTTGTAATCCATTTTGATAAGCGTTTCCAAACTGGTTCCCCCACTCCATCAACAATTTCAGCAACAAAGTATTTTGTTTTCGCATTTTTAATTCTAGCCATAATTATTTTTCCTCACTTTCAATATATAATTTGATTTTGAAACCAGCACTATAAATAAAAGTCCCATCATCGCTAACGGAAACAATATTCGTAACGCTAGTTGTTTCTTTATCCTCCAAAACAAAGCTTCCATTTTGGCTTTGAATACTATCAATTTCCGCATTATCAAAATAAGCAGAAATGGCATTCAACACATCAATCACTTTCATTTCTTGCTTGCTAGAAGCATTTAGGTTAAAAGAAAAAGACCGCTCATAAGAGCCGTCTTGATAACCTTGTTTGTCGTTATTTGGAGTCAGTAGCAAAGCAATTGATTCAGGTTTTAATATCGCTGTTCTTAATTTCATATCTTTTAAATCGACGTTGTTTTCGATAGCATCCATGACGCTATCTAAAAAATCCAATGACATTATAGTCCCTCCTCGACCGCTTTTTGCGCTACTTTTTCCCAGACGTCCATTTTATCTATTTTTGCCCGTTGGTCCCATTCAGGACCAGCCAACGGATGGTGTGTTAGTGTGAAATTGAAGTTTATACCTTTATACAGCCGTCGTGCATAAATAGATGTCCACATAATTTCTTTGTCATTCATGATAACGTATTGATTTGACAAGTCACCGCTTAAAAACGGCACATAAAGCGCAATATCAGCGGCCGCTTGATTAATTAAAGCAAACTGACCTCTTTCTTTCGCCTTTTTTACGCTCCCTTTTGCTTTTGAGAGGTCCACACGAATTTTAATCGGCATCAAATCACCTCTATTTCCCAGTGATGCGCATTTTCAGAGGTCGCGTAACAAGGTATAACTTTGACAATCTTATAAGCTTTTCCAGAGAAAAAAATTCTAGATCTGCTGATAAAGTCATCTGGTACGTTCATACTATTCACCGCATCAATAAAAATAATCGCATCATATCTATCACTATCAGATAATCCCGCGATTTGATTTGATTTTGAGAAGTCGACACGAACATGCTCAATCTCTATACCTTGTTCATAAACGACTTGATTGTGTCTATCTTCTTCTTTATACGCTTCATAACTAATGTTATGAATTAGCCAGTCAAGAGGCAACGGAGGGGCGTTTGTTATCGGTTTTACTACTTTCATTAGCGAACACCTACCCCGTTATAAAGTAAGCCTGTTGGTGCTAAATAAGACCTCACATCGCTTCCAATCAGCCCGTTATTAAGTGATGTGGCGGTTGATGCAAAGTTACTATCACTAATAGAAGTTCTTCCGATGCTCACATTATCCGGCTTAGATACAGCTAGCTCACTTGTTCCGCCCGCCTCTTTAAAATACTCGATTTGATTGCAGATAGCTAACTGTATTTGCTGTTGAATAAATTCGCTAAACGATTCAATCCCACTTTTGCGTATTCGGTAAAATGTCACTGAATCAATTTTTCTTTCAGCATGCTTTAACAGTTTGGCAAATTCTTCCTGTTCCAAATGCTCCCCAGCGTATTCATCATTGTAAAATTCTAAAGTAGTGTAAGGCATATCAATCACTACCTTCCAACAGAGCTACCAACTCCGCTTTTTTCGCATTACTTGCAAATTCGATATTTCTAGTCACAAGCTCTTCTTTCAATTCTGCTACTGTCATAGTTGAAAAGTCTTGAATCGGCGCGCTATCAGTTTCATCCGACCGCGCCGCCATTAGTTTCCCGCTTTTGGTTGAACAACAGAAAAGGCTTCATCTTTAACAACCATGAATCCAAGTTCAAAAGTAGCTTTCAATGCAGCCATATCACGTTCAGCTAGGTTAATTGGTTCACCTTTTTCATCTTTAACCGTTGTCAGAGTCGCTTCCGTTAAAACATCATACTCAATGCCGCGCAAGATGCCGTAGTACGCTTGATTCCAGTCACCAACTAATTCCGAAATATCTTTACCACCAAATGTATATTTAGGGGTATATGCAACTGGAAGGCCTAAAACGTCATCTACACCAGACGAAGTTGCAGTATTAAAAATTGGCATACCGTTACCATCTTTAGTACTGCGATATTTAACGCGTTGCTTACGAATCGTTGCAATTCCGTTCGGTTCTAGGTCCTCAGCTTCAATTAACCCAATAGCCTCGTTTAAATCGTCGTACTTATTAACAGTTTCCTCTACTAAGTTACCTGCATCAGTAGCTGATTTAAGAATGTTCCAATTATAAGGACTCTCTACGCCAGTGAAAACAGCTTGGTCGAATTTCTTATAAAACGCTTCTGCAATTTCTTCTTGCATAAGACTAAAGAAGTTAGTTACGCTATAGTTTAGATTTTCCTTTGTGGTTGGAATAATAACAGCCATTTTTTTAGATCGCATTTTCGCTTTGGTGAATGTTGGTTTACTTGTTTGAATGCGTTCCGCTTCATCTACCCAAAAAGCACCTACACCACTCATAAAAGTAAACTCTTCCTCCGGTTTGTTCATTGGAACAGCTTTAGCTAATTTCATCGCCGCCGAACCATTTTTTACCCCTGTAACAATTTTTTCCGAAATATTAATCGGAATAGAACCTGTTTTTGCATTTTGCATTGTCGTTGTATCTGGATTAAAACCCATAATTTATTACCTCCGTTTAATAATTATTTGGTGATTCTGTGCTCATTTAGTACCTGGTTAGGCAGCTTTAATGCGCCTTCCTCCCCTGTTCCGCCTGTTTGGTTTCCGCTTACGCCCCATTTGAGTGCTACATTTTCGCTTTCTTGAGCAAACAAATAAGCATCGCTTTCTTGCAATGCTCCTAGCTGTTCGTCAAGTCCTTTCAAACCTTCGTCTGTTAGTTCTAGTTTGTCGTTATCCAGTAAAGCTTTTACAGCCTTCGGATTTCTTGCTTTCGCATTTGCTAAAGCTAAATCAAGTGCTGCACCTTTGCGAGTTTCTACTAATTTAGCTTCCGAATCTTTTTTCAAAGTTTCGTAATTGTCTTGCAGTGTTTCCAATTGAGTTTTTAAAGATTTGCTCGTTCCGGAATCAGTTTTTAAAGCTTCGATATCATCGTCCCGTTGCGCAAGCTGGCTTTTAAGCCCGTCTCTTTCTGCTTCCGCTGATGTTACCTTGTCCTTTTCGTTCTGAATCGACTTACCGTGTTCTGCCATAATAGAGTCGATAGTTTCCTTTTCCAAGCCTAATTCCTTCAAAAAGTCTCTTTCCATTTCTTATTCCTCCTACGTTGTTTTTACGTGATACGATCACGAGAGCCGACTTTTAACGACTTTCGTTCAGGTCGAATGTTAGGCATATACTTTTTCTCTGCTATACTGTCTTGTTAAATTGTGCGTTTTTACAAATGCTCTTAGCTTGCTTTGCTTCGTTCTGACAGCCTGTTTAGCCTTTTTAACTGCTAGATCATCGCCGAGCTCTTCGGCAGCTGACAGTTTGCGTTTAGCCGCTCTTATGTCGCGTTCCATTAACCGTTGTTGCTGACTTAGCATATAAACGCGTTTGTTCTCTTCTTCGTCTATTAACTCGCTTTCGTCTGGCGCAATGTTAATGCCTTCAATAAAAGCAAAACGATGATGACGGCAATTACAGCCGAAAACACCATCGCCGTATCCATATCTGAGTTCCGGTGAATAAATAGACATGTATTTATTGCCGTATTTCGTTTTTGTTTCTTCAACAGATAACAAACAGATAACTTTACCTTGAACAAGTGAACATGTTGGACGTGCGCCTACATGTTGCGAAATACGCACTAAATCAACATCATATTCATTCATTCGCTCATCTTCAACGCTGTTATAAACACTGTTAACCGTTGTCCTTGTAACAGTCCGGACGTAAGCTTCAGGTGTCCACCTTTTATTTGCCTTGTCTACAAGTGCAGGAACACCATTTTCAGCGAATTTAGTTACTGTTTCAGCTAATGCTTGTCTATGTGTTTTTAAACCAGCCAGAACGCTCTGTGTCGTTTCGTGTATGATGTCTGAATAGATTTGTCTTGCTTGCGATAACATCGTTTGATTGACGCGATTATAGTTGCTTTGTGCTAACTTAAAATAACTTCTCATTACTTTATCGACTATCGTTTGTCCATCGCTCACTAGTGGCAACGCAGCACCTGCTTCAGCTAATTTGCTGAAATAGTTATCTACTTGTTTTAAATCGCTGTATCCTGCGTCTTTGACAATAGAAAAAAGCTTCTTAGCTGATACGCCGGAAGCTTTGGAAATTTTATTTATCATTTGCTGATCTAATGCGTGAACTTGATTAAGTTTTTCTATTTGCCAAGCCAGCACATTGTCAGCGCTGATATTTTTCTTTGTTTTCAGTCGTCGAACAATAAGAGTGAACAATTCATTTTCGAGCGTTGTGTATACATCAACGACCGGCTGCACAAATAAGTCGAGTTGCCGCGGAGTTAGTGCCATCTATATCACTCCTCTTCGCCGAATATCCCGGTCATGTCGTTGTTAGGCATTTCCGCTTGTTTTTCCTTTGCTAACATTTCAGCCCACTCATCAGCCTCAGCTTCAGTAATATTCCAAGCGCGCTGTAAAGCAATTTTTAGCGGAATCATACCTTGATTTTTAGCGTTTGTGTAACGATTGATAGTTGTATCTTCGTCTTGCGCTATAGAGTCGTCAAAATCGACTGTAATAGTGTCTAACTCAACTACTTCGCCGCTATAAGCTTCGATAAATTTCCCGACCTCAAGAATGCTCACAATCATTTCTTTTATGCCTTGTTCGATTAGTTGCGAATGACTGTTTTTAGTTTGATAAGTTTCTGACTTCTCGCTTACGACCTCTGTAGCTGTTTTTAAGCCGTTTTCATCGAAAGTGAATGTGCCAGCGCTTAACCCAACCTGCATCGCATAAATGCGTAGCATTGCGTTTATAGACTCGATAAACTCAGTTGAGCGAATCTCTACAGATATATCTTTTATTGCTTTGCCGTTGTCGTCTTGGTCACCTTGATACAAAAAGAATGCTTCATCGGTTGAATCGAAATACTGTGAAGTCGAGCCGTCTAAGTTAACAGCAGTTTTAACGAAACTCGAAGGCACCAAAACTTTCTTTTTGCCTAATTTGAATTCTTGATAGTATGAATCAAACATCAAGTCAAGCGTTTTTAATGTGTCTAATGCGTTAGCATAAACGGAAATGCCTAAAGGTGAAGTTAAGTTCTTGTTATTCGCAATGTTAGGTTTGATATAAATAAATGTTGGACGTGTAAACTTCGGCAATGGTACAACTGGCTCAATATCATTAAACAACAATTTTAAGCTTACTTTTCCACCAAGTTCGTCCGAGTCGTCAGATTGATATAACTCTGTCGTTACTGTATATACATCATTTTGCCATTCATTCCATTCGAGCAACGTATAATATTTATTGTTTTTATGAAAACTATTAGCGATAACACATTCATCTACATTCTCGCTATCATTTGAGAGAGGATACATGCAATCGGCTGTCGCGAATGAAACTTTGACGTTTTTATTGCCATCATGATAAACCTTTATCACAAAACCGCCCATCGCTTCGCCGTATTCAATATAGCGTTCCATGTTCTTCGTAAAACCGTTCGTTTTCAATACATTAAGCACGAATTCCTCAGCGGCTTTATCATCAATATTGATTTTCACTTTCTCATTAAAAAGAAGCTTAGACATGTATTTAGCCGTAACCTTCGGCAAATTCATAGATAATTGACGTCTGTTAACCGGATTGCCATTATGCTCATAATTGAGATTATGCCATTCAGCGTAATGGCCTTGATATAGCCGTTTCCACATGTCAATATACTTATAATCTTCATCATTAGCATTTACTTTTTTATGGTCTTTTACATCTTTCAGTGCTTTCAATAGTCCCATTCTCCGCATCACTCCTTTCACTCCCGCAATGATTTGATTAATCAAGGTTTTCACCCCCTAGAATTTGAGTCCCAATTTTCTCAGATTGTCTTTTACATAGTACTGAAAAGCATCACACGTATGATCGTTTTCTTTGATAACTTCGGGCTTATCTGTGTTAACTGTTTTGATATCCCATTGGTATTTGCGATGTTCCTCAATGAATATTTGATTTTCGGGGATATCAAGATAATAAAAACGACCTTGCGCTAGTAAATCACACACAAAGTCGACCATATCTACTTTTTTACCTTTTGCCACAGGATGTAAGCTAACGCCGAAATCTTTATAATACTGATTACGAAGCCCGCCTTCTGCGCTATCCACTGTTTGCATATCTACAGGCGCATTATACTTTGCGACTATTTTAGTCATGAACTCGCGTAACTCTTTTGAATAATCCGAAGGTGCTTTCTTAACCACTTGGTTGGCGGGACTGTAATAGTACGTATCTAGTAAAATTACATTTCGCTTTGCTGTAAGCCCGAAAGCTAAACACGTAGTAGCTGAAACTTGATGTCCTGTATCAATAGCAAAGTCAATTAAAATAAGCCTGTCATCCGCAGGAATAGCATTAAGCGATTGAAACAGGTTCATGTTATAAACATTATCACCAAGACCAATTACTTCACCTAAATACATCCATCTATAATAATCGAAGTCGTTCTTCTTGTATTTCTCAATCTTCTTAATGATTTGCTTAGATAAAAAGCCTTTTTCATCATCCAAATAAGTAGTGTGATGTATTAAATAATCATCATCACCACGTCTTGCATCTACGTACTCATTAACCCATTCATATGGGTTACGAGGGGGGTTATAAGACATATAAGTCGTTACTTCTTGATTATCCGGTAAATCTTCGCGGATAAACGTATCTTCTACCACGTCAATATCAGTCACACCGGAAAATTCGGCTAATTCCTCGAACCAAAGAGCGCTAACATAACCGACCGGTATTTTCATAGATTTAAGCTTTGCTGGATCATCACAACCAGAAAAATAAAAGCCGGTTCCCCATTTTTTGTGGATAATTTCCATTGGTGATTTACCGAAGTTGAATTGGTCCGCAACACCCATTTCATATAAAGCCCATTTAATTTGCTGATATACTGATTTATAGAGCGTATTGGCAACTTTACGAAGGCAAACTATATTAGATTGCGGATTAGCCATTTTCTTCTCAACGAGCTTTAGACTGATGACTGACGACTTCATAGAAGAACGTCCGCCCTTGGCTATGATGTGATTATGTTTAGATAGCCATAAATCGTAAAAAGCGGGATTAATTTTATCTATAACATTAATAACTTGATAATCAGATATCATCTTGTGAATCGTTGCGTTCACGGTCAGCACCTGCCTTCTTATCAAGGTAGGCTTGCATTTCGTCGGTGCCTGAAATGATAATTGTTTTTATTTCGCCATTTCCTTCATTTTTCGTATCAGCTCTTAATTTGTCGATTTGTGCTTGTATTAACTCTTCTTGTAATTTATCTCGACCGCCAGCAACATGCCGCTTAACAATCTCTTTTAGCGCCGATACTCGTTGATTGATGTCGGCAGTCTTTATAACGACAGAAAAGCCATCTGCATTCGAAACAATTACTTCTTCTTCCATTTCGCCCCTAGCTATTTCAGTAAACAACTGCATAGCTTCCGTATAGCCCATGACTCTTTTTTCTTCCAACTCACTCAAAACCTTGTCTATATAATCTTTTATGACAAGTTTTGACAAGTTTTCCGTAGCTATACGGTTAGCTGTTTTAGAGCTATATCCAGCAAGTCGCGCGGCTTCTGTAGCGTTGCCGCATTTTATATATTCATCCGCAAATCGTTTTTGTTTTTCGGTTATTTTCACTACATATCACCACACTCCCTTTAATTCATTAAAATGCTTCCGCCTAGCTTACTTCATCAAATTGTTTCTTTACAACAACCCCAACGCGAGTTGCTAACTCTATAACAGATTTTCTTTTTATTCTTTTATACTGCGCTATCCCATAATTCGTTTCTAATGCTATTGCCATATCTCGCTTTCCATCTATGTAGCATCTAATCAGAATCAATCTCTGTAATTCATCCATGCCGTTAAGCACTTCGGTAAATCCGTTCACTAATCCTTGCGCGCCTATAATAACTTGTTTCCCGTGCCTGATTTGGCTATTTAAATGAAACGACCTAAAATTTGGTTCTTCTAGATATCCGTCATTTCTCAATCTTATTTTTGCGGATAATCCCGAAACAACTCTTAATTGTTGAAATTCTTTAAAAAACTGTTTTACGTTGCGAACTGTCGCAATATAATCAATGTCATTTTCTGTTAATGACATATAAATCAACTCCTTATTTTAATGTATCAAAAAAGCCCCGAATAATCGGGACTGTTATTATTTTAACTTCGAACCAAATGTCTTATTTCAAATAAACTCATAATTCATATCCATGTTTTTGGATTTCTGTTTCAATCTTTCGTTGATTTTCTTTAAATTGTGTTTCATTTTCTTTATAATCAGTGATTCTCACACGAACTATATCCATGGGATCAATTTTATATCCTGTAAAATCAAATTTTAAAGAGGCTATTAAATTAGCTATATATAACATTAGCTTATAATTATCAAATTCCGTACCTTTCCCAACTTCTCCACCACTACCAATATACGTGTGTTGATATAACATTGCTAAAATAGATACAGTTTTAGGTGAACCATACATAATGACCTTTTTTTGCATATCTTTAAGAATTGTAGGTGCTTTTTCAACGAATTCATCCATGTCAGTATACGCAGACACCCATTCCCCAAACGTTTCTGCCAGGTCATCCCCTCTAAGTTGTCTAAAAAAGGACTCTCGTTGAATATCCAATTCATTAAATTTCCTCTTTTTTTCTACAGTTATAGCTTTGTATATCCCCGGAAGGTCCTTAGCCCAGTATCCAATAAAAGCTAATATTCCTAAAATTGCTAAAGAGATAATTGTTTGCATCATAATCCACCCTTTTATTTTTCACTATACCAAATAAAAACCAGCTGCTCAATTACTAACAGATGGAAAGGGCTATATATTTAAAAAACTGGTTAACGCACCAGTCAGCGCCGCATGCGTGTTTTATATCCAGTGCAGATAGGATGTGAGAAGTGGAGTGCAGACTCAACATATGATTTATTTTTGTAATCATCTTCACTTCTCACTAATAACATTTTATCACCTTTTTTTACTCAAAAAGTGCCACAAAAGTGCCATTTTCAGTTTAACACCTCAATATTGAGCGTAGTTGCTAACTCTATGACAGCCTTCCTTTTCTCACGCTTATACTGTCGTTCTTCGTAAGGAATATCAATCATAATGACAACATCTTGGTAGTTATGAATGTACTTCTCAAACAGTATTTTTCTATGAATGTGATCTAGTTGATTCAAAACAGCATCGTATCTTTTAACAGCTTCTTGTGCTGCATGAACATTATCGACATTATGAATAGCAGCATCTTCTACTTTTGAATGAAATTCATTCCCAAAGTTTGGTGGCGTAATTTTATAAGTTGTTGTTAGTGTTGGTAATTTACGACTGCCTGCCATCACTCGCAGCGTTAAATAATCTTTAAAAAACTTCTTTACTGCTCTAACAGTTTGTATATAATTAATGTCTTCAACTTGTGGTAGGTTGAATAGCTGTTCCAAATCATCGCCCCCAGTGATTGTTTAAAATATATTACTCCATGTCCACCATATGCCTTTAATTATGATTCCTAGTACAAAGATTATAACTAGCACCCACAACGCATAAATGGTAAACGCCCCTATAAATTTTGCTGTTTTATCAATCATGCTAATCCTCCCAATTTTAGTCATTCCAGAATTCTTTACTTTTGTGATAAATCCCTGTGTTAAATCTGCGATGATATTCTTCTTTGTTTCTTTGTGTGAAATTAAATATTGTCGATCTAGCTATTTTAAAATAATCCGCAATCGCGTCCCCCGGTACGCCTGCGTGTCTTATTTCAACGAATTCAGCTACTGTAATGTCGTTCCATTGTTTGTTCCCAATAAACCTTTTTATCGTTTTATTCCAATAGTTTTTCTTCTTTTCCTCTGTGTTCCTGTTCATCAATTGATTTAGCTCGCGTTGTAGCTCTTTTAGCTCGTTATGAGGTAAATCATTATTTGTAATATAACTAATAATCTCCCGCTGCCTAGCCTTGTTCTCTGTTACTTCCAATACCGCCATCTTTCACACCTCCATGAATTTTTTGCCTTTTAGTTTCAAACATTTAATTGATTGCATATACCGCATTTCGAAAAGTTTTTGCTTGATTCGAAACTCTTTTGTTAACATGCCTTTGATGTCGATTAATTCCTCATGTCCATCGCTGTATCGAACGAGAAAATCAGCTTTATATTTAATCGCTCGATACAGTTTTCCGTTTTTTCTAAACGAGTCTTGTAATGTGAATTCTGGTTGTAAATCGAAACTGGTTACTTCACCAGTCAATTTTAATAGTTTCAATTGCTGATAATATGCCGCTTCTGCTTTGCTATCGAACTTTATATTGTCAATAACTACTTTCTTCGCATTGTATTTACTTCGCGTATTCGTTCGCCTCGTTAATGACGAACGCGGTATACTTTGCCTCAATTTCTTCGTCCCCCATTTGTTCGATTTCGCTAATTTGGTAGTTTGTAACTTCTGCAATAGCATTAGCCATTTGGCGGATGCTCATTGATCTATTTCTCAACTTTTTTATTGCAGTTTCTGCTGTCATTTTTATTCACCCTCTCGCTCAAAATGGCAAATCGTCATCTGAAATATCAATCGGCTTACCTTCGTTTGCAA